GCTCTATAGCCCATAAAGTTGTTGTAGGTGCCGCTGGTTAAATCGGCCCCAGCAGCATTACCAATAGCGGTATTATCAGTGCCGGTAAGAACAGCAACGCCCATAGCAGAACGGCCAATAGCGATTGTATTAGCGGCAGTAGTTGCGTTTAAGCCTGCTGCGTAGCCACCAAAGAAATTGTATTCGCCGCTGGTTAACTCCCGACCAGCTAGACGACCAATAGCAATATTATCATCGCCAGTAAGAACACCTATGCTGATTGGTGCATAGCCGATAGCGACATTGTAATTGCCAGTAGTTGCGTTAGAGCCTGCTGTGTATCCGATAAAGTTGTTGTAGGTGCCGCTGGTCAAATCATTGCCAGCTTGTCGTCCAATACCAATATTATCAGTGCCGGTCATAACACCTGCACCAATTGCTTCATAGCCTATGGCGATGCCATAACTAGCAGTAGTTGCATTTTCCCCTGCTTCTTGGCCCTGAAATATGTTGCCCGTACCTGTGGTTACGCTAGCGCCTGCTTGAAACCCCGAAAGAATGTTGTGATCGCCGCTGGTTAAATCGTAGCCAGCTTGATAGCCAAGAGCAATGTTGTTTGAGCCAGTAAGAACGCCTAAGCCCATAGCCTGTCTACCAATAGCGACGTTGCTCTCACCAGTAGTTGCGTTAGTGCCTGCTGTATAACCTATAAAATTATTGTATACGCCGCTGGTTAAATCTTGACCTGCGTTTCGTCCAATAGCGGTGTTATCTGTGCCGGTAACAACACCTGTTCCCATAGTGTTATAGCCGATAGCAATAGCATAAGTGGGAGTAGTTGCATTTTCGCCTGCTTGATACCCAGAGAATACGTTGCCATCGCCAGTTGTTAGACTATAGCCTGCTTGATAGCCCGAAAGAAGGTTGGAAGTACCGCTGGTTAAATCATAGCCAGCTTGATAGCCTATAGCCGTATTGTAATTACCTGTTGTTATGCCCGAACCAATAGCTTCTCTACCAATAGCAATAGTTCCAACTGGTGTTGTGGCATTAAGAGCGGCATGATACCCAATAGCTGTGTTACTGTTACCCGTAGTCAAGTCTTGTAGGGCATTGACACCCATAGCTGTGTTGAGGGTGGCCCCCGCTTCTACCGCAGCAAAGGTGCCACTACCAAAACCGACGTTTGAGGTGCCGGTAGGGTGCGTAGCTTGAATGTTTACGGTGCCACTCGGCATAGACAACGACGTAATGCCGTCTACGGTCCCCCCGTTGATATCGGTGGTCGTCAGCACAGAAGACGCGATGGTGACTACACCAGAGCTATCTGCGATGGAGCCTGCGGCGGTTCCATCCTTAGCTTTTAGATTGGTGACTTCAATGTTCGTGGTATCCACCGTAGTGGTTGTAATTGCGTCAAAATACGCGTTGTTAAAGACGTTTGCCGCTACCGCACCAGAGCCCGCACCATTAAAGAAAACAACGGCGGTCGTTCCCGCAGGAACCTCGTAGTCATTGCTGGAGTTATAAGTCCCTTGAAACAAGAGTATGCTGCGCGAGCCTGACAGGTTGTTACGAACATACACAATTTTTTCGGCGTCATTCGGAGTAAGCTGAACAAAAACGGTGCCCCCCAAATCGCCCCCGTCGCCAAAAATAACCAAACGATTGCGGCCGTTGGAGGCCGCCCCATCGCTAACGGGCAACGTGTTCGGAGAACCGGAACTTCCCGTGGCTGCAAGCGTTACAGAAACTTGTCCATCTAATGACGTGTCCACCAGCTCAAAGTTAGTATTGGTCGTGTCGCCCCACGTACCCGACTGCTCTCCGGTAGCAATTATTTCAATACCGTTGTTAAGCGTATATGTGCTTGGCATTTTTTAACACCTCATGCTGCAATTTGAACCCAGTCGGGGTTTGAGGAGGGACTGGCCTCTGAATACCCCGGAGTTTGAACCGGAGTTTCCGCAGAGTACCCCGGAGTTTGAACCGGAGTTTCCTCTGAATACCCCGGAGTTTGAACCGGAGTTTCCTCACTATACCCCGGATTTTGGTCTGGAACAATCTGACCATACACCAGCACCGGATTCACGAGCCCGTCGGCGGTTAGGCCTGTGACGGAAACGTCCGCGTTTGCCACAACAGTTGCCAAGCCAACCTGACCCTGAGACTCGCTAGGTGCTGTTACGTTTACCGTAACAAAAATACCTACCGAAACAGAACCTACAGAGCCGGTGGAAGCTACACCCGTAACAGCGGTGATAGCGTCCGCCGTGACAGAAACAGAACCTACAGAGCCGGTGGAAGCTACACCCGTAACAGCGGTAATAGCATCCGCCGTGACAGAAACAGAACCTACAGAGCCGGTGGAAGCTACACCCGTGACAGCGGTAATAGCGTCCGCCGTGACAGAAACAGAACCTACAGAGCCGGTGGCTTTAGGTAGGTCCGTTTGGCCCCAAGGCATTGCGCCCCAGCCAGAGCGGCCCCAGCCGCCGAGGGGGACGACAATGCCCGACATTAGGCTATCCGGATGATGGCATTACTTGCGTCTGCGGCCGGGAAAACAACCGTAAAGTCGCCGGAAGTCGAAGTTTTATCTGATCCAAAATCAAGGACAACCACAGTGGGGTCACCAGACGCAGAATCGTTATAAATTAAGGCTCCACGCGCCGTTATGGTAGCGGAACTCCAAGTCGTATCCGCGAAATCAGTGAGAGCGGTGGTGCCGCTAGTTGAAGGGTCCACTCGCGTCAAGGTGTTTCCGCCAGCCGTGTAGTTAGTTCCACTAACCTCGTTCGTAGCGGTGTAAGCGGTTGTGGCCGCCGTGAAACTTGCGCTGTTGGTATACAGAGCGATTTTGAAGGTACTGCCACCAGAGTTTTTGAAGTTGTGTACGGCTTCCAAAAGTTCTTTCTTAAAGCTGGTGCACATGAAATTACCCGAAAAGGCCATATCACATTCTCCTTATCATTTCGGCCAAATCTTTATGGCCTGCGTCATTCAACGCGTTGTATACGGTAGTTCTATCACTTTTTACCGCTTGACGCATGTAGAAAGCTAAAACCGACGTTATGTTCTCACGAAACGCTTTAGCTTGGTCCCGGATGACCGGATCAGCTTCGTCAGAAATAGAAATAATTTTGTCGGCCGCTATTTCGGCTATCTCTTCCGGAGCAAAACCGCGATGAGACGTGGTTTTAACTTCAACATGAAAACCGGGATTTAGCTGCATAGTTCCTACCGTCATTGTTTGGGCCTAATTACCTTTCCGGTCCTATATTCGTCGGTAACCTCTTTGGCTTCCCCAAACATTTTCAAACTCTGGATTGCTTCTACAAACCGTTTTTCGTATTGAGCCATAATGTCCGGTTCACCTTTCATATAGATATATGCCTCAATCAAGGTTCCATACAAAAGGGTTAATTCTGCATTTTCGCTTAACCACGTAGTTCCCGAACCGGACCCTGCTGTCAAGCTGGCGGGCCTGTAGAAATAGTGTAATTCCACGGCGTAGGCGGAGTCCGGAGTAGGACCTAAAACGAAGTTGTCCACGTCAAAAACGGCATAATACCGAGGGTTTCCGGTTGTTGCGGAGTTTGGGTTAAAAGACTGAACAAAATCTACGTCTTTAAAATCCAAAAAGACGTGGTCACTGCTTGAATCTACAAACGAAAGCGAAAAAGGAGCCAAAAAATCGCTGGGAACGGCCAAATATTTATTGGACGAGGTCATGTTCCCCGTCACGTTCTTGCGAAAAAAGCTCAATTGCACGTTTTTAAGAATGCGCTCTTCGGCCTGACGGATAAACACCGGAAGATTGTTAACGAAAGACGTTTCGTCGTTTTCGGTGTAGTCTTGAACGGCTTGTTTTAGCTGATCGTATGTGAAACTCATGGCGTGCTCACCGTTACTAAGCCGACCTGACCAAAACCGGGGCAGGGCCGAAGGGTGGGGTCCTCTATTAAAGGCAAACCCACGTAAACATCCATGGGTTCTATACGATCCGGTCGCGCATCGCGAAGCGCCTCGGGATCAGACACCTTTCGAAAAGGACCCAATTGAGGGTGTTTTGGTTCATATTGATCCGGGCCCACCAAAAGACCGTTCCACTCCTTCAGCATAACCCTGTAAGGATATCGGAATCCCGAACGATCACAGATGGCGTAAGAGTTCTTACCCAGTGCAAACTTTGCCATTATCGGCCCCCGTAATAGTCATATTTCGGGGCGACATTAAAGGAGGCCCTGTCGCGATCTTCTTCGGCCGCGCGTTGAAACTCCTCCTCATATACGGCTTTTAAGAGTTGAGTACGCTCTGGCGCGCGTTTCAAAGACAAGTAGTACGACAATCCTGCGGCTAAACACGGATAAAAACGAAAGGGCATATCCATGGTATTTGTGTAAACATCCGCGTCATCCATACGAGTGAGCGCATCGTAAATCACAACATCCGAGGTGTTTTCCGGAGTTGGCCAAATCTTTAAATTTGGCGTGAGCTGACGGTCTAAGAAGAATTGATTAGGGCGGCCCTGCGTGGTTTTGGTAGGAATAGTAAGGTATTCGTCCCGGCTCAGACGATCCATGGAATAATCTGTTCCATCCCGACGGACAATCACAGACAATACGTCAATGACGTCTGCTCCTAGATCGTATTCCCCGTCGCCTACAACCAGCGTCAACGAACGTTGTTTAATGGTCCATTGATTTAAGCCTCGATTAGCCCAATCTGCAAGCAACAGATTGAGAGAACGCTTTGCGGTTTTAAGGTCGTAACCGGTACGAACCTCAATACCACAACGCTCAAACGCCTCTTCTACATAATCAGCGACGTCTAACTCAAAATCTGTGCTTCCCGAAGTGGCCATCTTATTTCTTCTTGACCATGCCGCCGCCGCGCATCTTCTTAACCATGCCGCCGCCGCGCATCTTCTTGACCATGCCGCCGCCGCGCATCTTCTTGACCATGCCGCCGCCGCGCATCTTCCGCACAGGCTCCGACTCCGACTTCGGCGGTTTACGCGGGGGAGGCGGCTTCTTCATATTCTCTTTATTCTTTTTGTTCTGGGCATCCACCTTAGCACCAAAATCGGGATCACCAACCGTTGTGTCCGAGCCGGAAGGCGGGCTCTGGAAACCAGCCGCCCCCAAGTTAACGACAGAACCGCCTGTGCTAAATCTCCTAGGTTTCATAGCCATTTTTTAGTCTCCTGTGAAAACGGTCCCGTTTTTCATAGATTTCACGGGCGTTATATTGATCGTCGTATACGTTATAATAACCTTTTTTATCCAGCTTGTCTGCGGCCTGTTGTAACTTAGATAAGCGCTGAACAAAAATCATCGCGTATTCTGTTGCTAGGCGCGGTGCAAAATCTACGTCCTGCACAAATTCGCTTTCCTCGTCATGTGGATGAAAACCCATAACCCACAGGTCCTTGTCGATGAACATGCCGTCAGAAATGACGTCGTTTATTTGATCGAGATAATCGTGGAAATTTTTTGGGTCTTCGTCAAATTTAAAGTCTACAATTATGGCGAGGTCAAACAAATCGTCAAACCGAGAAATTGCGCTGTATAGACATTGCTTGTTGTTTTCGTACTTAAACATGACCGAAACACTGTCGGATAGCCAAGCTTGTTGAGCGTAAGGGCACGGTGGAAGGTCATTAAAGTGAGGACTAGCTTTTGACAAAACATCGGAAGACCAATCCAGAAGCTCTTGATGCACCGCTTGTTCCGTATCCAAAGAAGGTGTCAAAAAATCTAAGGTCATAATTGCCTTACAGAGCCCTTCGTTACTTTGCGCCGATTGTTCATAATCGCCCCGCAACCCCGCGCAACAACGCCACCTTGTGCCATGTTTTTTACTTTTGCGCGTTTTGTGTTGGGAACAACGTTTTCCCCCCTTGCGCCTCCTTTTTTCTTTTTACGAGCTGTAGCGGCGCGCTCTGATTGAGTGAGGCTCTTCGCTTTGCTGCGGGGCAAGCACCGGTCAGGGTTCTTTTTGTTTTTAGACGTCCCGCAGGCACCTTTAATTTTACCGTCCGTGCCTATTCTAACCCAATCTTGGTCGCGCCATTTTTTTAATTCACCCACTTTTTTTGCCCTTCGCCTTTTTGGCGTAGTTGGGGTCCTTACAATACTTTGAGGCCGCCATATTCGCATACGCGGATGGGTATGTGTCGAATGTACGCTCTGCCCAGGCTTTGCCTGCCGGACATATTTTGCTTCCTTTGCTTTTTGAGGAAGATTTCTTAGACTTGCGTGAATAGGCCATTTCCTACTCCAAACAATTTTACCACGCCTTGCAAGACCAATACCTTGCGGTAAATTTATCTTTCGCGGTATCGCAAGAATGTCGAGCCCGGAAGTTGCTTCGACGTTTAGGCTGATCTTTTTTGATAGACATATTTGGGTCGCCAAAACGAACCAACTTAATTTCAGACCCTATTTTGGCGAGAACAGCGCTTTTTTTGTTTTTACCCGGCGTTCGTTTCGGCTTGTTAAAACCCGCGAATGTTTCACCTCGGTATTTTATTCGGCCGGAGGGCGTCCGCGTAACGTTTTTTGTAGTGGCCATTAGAGTTTTACCCCGTTTGTTTAAGGGAAGGAGCGCGCCTGTATTATCCTAGCCGCGCCCCAACCTTTAAACAGTTTAACCGAACTTTTTACGGAGATACAAAATAACCGTGTAAGTATCCGCCGAAGTCGCCCCAACCGTAGTAAACAAAACGTCGCCGTTTTTGCCGGAACCCGAGTTGTTGGTAAGTCCGCCGAAAACCGTGTAATCGTGAGACCCGCTCTGGTTTTCACCTAATTCAATACAGAACAAGTTGGTAGTGGCGTTCCACAGTATCTGCACTTTCATACCGATACACTGCCACCAAATCCGCTCGATGACGACGCCCGTACAGGCGTCGCCATCTGCGCTATTTTCCAGAGCAGACACGTCTACTTTCACCACGTCGCTTTCGCCCGTGCCGTCCGAAATGTTGGTAAGCTTTATTACCGCGTATTTCGGTCCGTCTTCAATAATTTGAGACGCAACGGTATCTGCCATAACTCACTCCTTACGAGGCTACGTCATAGCCCAAGATGGTGATTACTAGACGGCCCGCCGTATATGCAGCGTCCGTAGTAGACCCTGCGACCAAATACAGGTACTGGTCGGCAGCAATAGTACCGCCCGCCACACGCGTACCGACAGCGGCATCACCTGCGTTAATAATCAGTGTTTCCGTTAGATCACTGATCGGGCTGTCCTCGACGCCAGTTGCTTCCGTGGCAGAATAGAGGTCAATGTCTGGGTCGCCGCCCGCCGGAGTTTCAAAACACTCCATCGTAACGCCAAAGACAACACCCGAATTGGCCGTCGTAACCTGACCCAAGTAGGCTACGCCCGAGCCGTTCTTGCCGATAATGTCACCGGCGGCGGTGGACTGAAGACCGGTAAGGTCTAGCATAATAGTGGTTTTAACGAGGTTGACGTTAGTGTCTACGTCGCTTTTAAAGCGCTCCACCTGCGTGATGTAAGTTTCCGCGGTGCCTTCAATACCCGCACCAGCTTCGGCCTCCACGGCCATTTTGCTGCCGCTGGTGACCGTAATAGTACCGGTAGTCGCGTTTTTAGAAACTGTCTGAAAGCCGTTCTCAGAACGGACTGGACCAGAAAACGTTGTCGAAGCCATGTCTTCACCTCATGCACAAGGGTTTGCCTTGCAGTCTGTGCAACGTCAGGAGGGCAGGGACCTGTCTGCAAAGCTTTTTTAATGCCCACAGGTGTCATTCTAACAAGAAAGTAAACAAAAAAGAAGGGGCCTCCCTTTTCGGGAAGCCCCTTCTCGACGGCAGGTAAAACCTGTCGTTTTACGCTGCGCCGGGAGTACCGAACACAGAACGCCAATCGGAAACACCGAAGCTGTAGCGTTCACGCGCTTTGAAGCGCATGTTGCCGGTGTCAAAATCACCTTCCATCGCCGTCTTAATCGGAGAGCGATTGAAGTATTTGAAACCGTTTGGAGCGTCGGTTTTAATGAAGAATGCGTCCGTATCAACGAGGAAGTGATTAACTACCGCGCCGTCAGGAAGCATACCCATGGTCTTCATGGCATTGAGGTCGTTGTCGGCAGTACCAGAGCGGAGGTTAGAGTTGATAACTCGTTCCGCAATGAACTGAAGCTCTTTTGGAATAATGAGCTTCATACCGCGAACAGCAATCTTCAGACCACGTTCGTCCGTCAGACCTGCAATATCAATAAGCATCTGTTCCAGGGACGTCTCGTTAAGATCAGCCGCCGTGGAAAGAAGGTTACGTTGATTGCCGGAAAGACTGGGATGTGCCGTGGAGCAAAGCGCTGCGCCGTCACCAATTGCAGAAGCACCCGCCGTGAACGCATTGTTCAAGATGGCAGCCGCTTTAATCTGCTTGGTCTGAGCCATAGAGCGGGCCAGAGCCTTAGTGTACCGCGAAGCAAGACGGTCATAGAGGTTGTCTTCAACAGCCTCCTCAGTAACCGAAAATGCCAGCGCAATGGTTTCATGCGTGTACCGAGCGGTATACGTCTCCTGAGCATCATCAAAAGTAATGGCGTTGCCTTCACTCTTAACAGGTGCCGTGGAGAAACCACCAAGCATCACTTCTTCTTCAAAGGCGCGGTCCGAAGACTCCTCCTCAAAGATTTCAGCGTGCTCGTTTTCGTAACGATCATACTCAAGACCAAACAGCGCATTAAGGCCGGGCTCAAGCTCTTTCGCAAGTTGTGCGCGAGAAATAGCCATTTCTTAGCCCTCCTTAAATGCCGGTGGAATCTGCGGTGGTCTGAGAATCAAACCTCCGAGAACCAGCGTTAAAGTGCGCGTTTAGACGAACGATCAGCGGAATACCCGCTGCCGCATAATCGGAGTTTGCAGCATCGTCCATGATGCCGACAACTCGAAGCGGTAGCGTTGCTGTCGTCGCTACGGAAGAAACACTAAGCGCGCTGTTAGACGAGCCCGTGTCCGTCGAACCCGTTCGTGCCGAAGTACCGAGCGAGGCGTTAGCAAACACCGTCGCAAGAGCCGTAGCACGGTCCGTAAGGGACGCATCAGACGCAACTTTGAAAAGCTGATCTGGGTTGTCGGCCACAAAGGCCTTAACCGGGTGGTTGGTATCAACACTAACCGAGCCAGAGCCGGGCCAGTAATTGATAAAGATTGGTTTCTTGGAAACCGAATCTACGTATTCCACACCCATAAGGACGCCAAGCGCTTGCGTAGTGCCGCCAGAAGTGGCCCCAGCAAAATCAATAACACCCGCGGCCAGAGGCACACAGATACCGTATTGAAAGATTGCGTTGGTGTTGTTGGAAGCGATTTCATACTGAGTAACACCAGTAGAATTAACACCGCTGCCAACCATCCCGATAGGGCGAAGACCGTAGGCAGTGTTTTGATTTGCCATTGGTTGTTCTCCTAAAGGGGCGGACCTGTTATTTAGGGCCGCCGAAGGTTACACGAGATTGCCGATCAGCATTGCTGATCCGCATGGAGGAATGTGCGTTCTCGCGCATCATGTCGTGGTCAACAGCATTCATTTGATCGCGGTTACGATTACCGAAGTATTCGGTGCGTTCTTGAATGGTCTCTTCCGGAATCCGTGCGAGAAGCAAGCCGCCGACGCCGAACACACCTTCGTATTTTCCCGAATCAACTACCGGGGCTTCAAAGTCAGGATGCTCATCCTTACGGACAAGTTCCCAACCTTCCCGGAGTTTAGAACTGACGTTTTTAGTATCATCAAAACCACGCGTTTCAGCGCGAATCCAACGATGCCTAAAACCGTCCGGTGCGGGCGGTGAATCGAGCATAGACGGGGGAGCCCAAGGCTTACGCATAGCCTTCTTCTCCCGAGTTTTTTTTGCGCGAGGAGTGCGGTCCACGGACGAACCTACAGAAAATTCTTCTTGCTCGGCCATGTTCTTAATCCTTCACGTATTTCGCGTATTCTTCTAACGGCACACCCAATTTTTTGGCTATTGCCACTTGGCTCGGGGTGAGTCGAACCCTCTTTCCTGTGCGCCCATTTGGTGTTCGCGAAGCACCAGCAACCGTTTGAGCGGGCCGCCTGCTGGAGGTTTTTGCGCCGCCGCCAAATTTATCAGCGATACGACGATCTAATTCAGTGTAATACTCTGAACTGCTCGGGTCAAACCCTTCATTTTCTACAAGGGATTTGTGTATTCCGAAGGCGGCATAAGTCATTGCTTCGTCTTGACCAAACCACGAGTTCCTAAGCGCCCACTGTTCCGCTTTTGCGTCAGGTTTTTTTACGGCTGCCGCTTGCGGCTGTTGCTGTTGCTGTTGCTGTTGATATTGTTGCGCCGCAAAAGCTTGGTTTCGCGAGTTTTCTTGTTGAAGCTTCGCCTGCGCCGCGCGATCTGCTTGAATCGCCAAAGACGTAAGCTTTCGTTGAGCCTCTACTGTGGCTGCGGAATCACCCAACTCTATGGACCGAGCCAGTTGTTCTTCCACGCGCTCCATTTCAGACGTAACTCGGTTAGAGTATTCCGAAACATAGTTTGTGTCCAAAGCCTCTACTTGGCTTTTTAGCTGAGTGGCTTCGCTCTGAACGGCGTGAGCGTAACGAACAGCTTCTTGTTCGCGACGTTCCGCTTCCCGCATTTTTTTGGTTAGGCGGTCAATCCTTTTTTGGGTTGCCGTTTCTGCACGTTCAAAATTTTCCGAAGAATCCTCAACCCGAGGAGAGTTTTCTTCCTCGGTTTTGTTTTCGGAAATTTCGATTTCGGTCTCTTCCGCGTCGCCCACGTCTAATTCGACCGTGTTAGTGTCTTGAGACATAAAAAAATACCTTACAGATGATGAATGTCTTCGGGATCAAGAATTGACGCTAGAATTTCGTCATCGTTTAAGATGCGAACTTCCCCACCATCAATTTGAAAACGAGAGCCCGCATAACGAGCAAACATGACCCATTGCTTCTCTTGGCACCACGGCCCGTCTGGGAATTTTTCTGAGTCTTTGTAAGCCAAAGGACCCAGCTTTAGGACGTATCCCGCCTGCGTGGATATTTGGCTTTTTTCCTGAACAGAGCCCGGAAGGAAAACACCGCCCGCCGTTTTAGACGTTCCTTGGTACGGAAGAATTAAAATTCGCCACCCCGTGGGATTAGGCATTCTGTCCAGCAGGTTTTCGCCTATTTTGTCGGGGTCAAGACGAGGGCTTTCCACATACACGTCCGCCAAACTGGCTTTTTTGGGGACTTCCGGTTCGGAAAGCCTTTTTGCTATTTTGGTTAAATCTATTTTAGTCATCAGATCGCTCCTGTTTATCTAGCAGGCTCTTGAGTTCCTGTTCCACGTGATTTAGACATTCCAGATTGCCCATAAGCTCACGATAGTGCTCCATAGATTTTAAATTACCGGCCGACATGTAAGAAATGCAGCCTTCTCGCCGGTCTTTTAAAATACGAAGCACCGCTTCTGTTACAGATATATCTATGGGATAACTCCTTTACTTGCGGTATACTAAACCATATTTAACACAACTTTATAAGACTTGCTAGGAAGAAATGTGTTTTTATGGGTTATATCCTCGTTAATACCTTTAACTGTTTTCGAAATGGGGGCCATCAAGGAAGGGCCTACGACCTTCTGACCTGCGCAGGTCAATGTAGGAGTTCATAGCATCTTCCATAGTACCTTCGTGCAGACGTATATCCCGAACCTGCCACGCACCGCCCCAACGGATAGCAACCCCCGTCTCCTTA